TTTTGCCCAATAGCGGTTGTAATTTTTTTATTAAGTTTAACTTATCGAGCCGTAGGTAAAGGTTTTTGCGATCTTTTTTTGTGTTTATCATGTCTGCTCCCCGCGCTGATACTCACGCTTTTTGGCCTCATGTCGTGGATTTTAACCAAGTTTAGCGGACCACCGCACACGACACACCGTGTTATTTTGCCGTTATCGGGGTAGAACTTCCGACACGCACGGCATTTCATTTTTGTTTCCATTATCTCAAATATACAATAGCAACACCGGCGCAGCTTGACCCGGCGTTTGCAACCTTTAAGGTTAATGTATCGTTAGCGACAACACCCAATGACGCGGCAACAACCTGCTCGGTTGCAGCTGCAGCACGGTTCGCGCCAGCACCCATCAGAATATCAGTTGAATCCTGATCGCTGATAGTAATGTCATACGATGCTGATGGAGCCGTTGACGCGTTCGGTATGGTTACAAACCGTTCCAATACACCATTATACACCTTTGATGTTGCAACACCCGTTACCGCACCACTTGAGCTTGACGCAATAGACCATGACCAGTGTATTTTTTTGACGCTGCCAACGGTTTCTTCTGTTACTGTTGCAGTTCCTGACATAGTACCCCCTCCTTAACTGCGGTTCATCCAAACCTTGACATAGTCAACACTCATAACACCAAGACCGGCACCAGACGCTTTATAGAGTCCAAGGTGCGGTTGGCATTTACTGTTTGCAGCACTCGCGGCGTTGTTAAACGTGGTTGAACCTGCCACCCTGACACCGTCAATATAAAACTTGATATTGGTCTGAGTAGTGCAATCGATCCTGAACACGTTATATGTCCCGGCTGTCAATGTCGTGGTTGTCGCAGCGGATGTGTCGGTCGCGTTGTCGTCAGACTCGCAGGTCACGACCCCACCGGCTGGAACTTCGAACCCAACACGGTACAGGCTGCCACCATCTGCCCACGCACCCCATAAACCAAACGAACCTACGGCGGCCAGGGTTGGCATGGTCGTGAAAGATAGCCTTGTCTCGAATATCGGACCCTGCGCAATAGACAAGCTCAGTTGATCGTCCCAATGAATCGCTGCATCCTGTTTTTGATCGGCAGACGTTAGCGAACATAACGCAAACCCGTTCACCGTGTCAGCGGCTTTCGCAACGGTGGGCGGTGCAGCGCCCACTATCTTTTTTGTCCACTTGCAACCGGACTCATCAGCGCCAGTAGCAGGAATAACAAGATCGGCACCGTTGAAATCGTCATAGAACGATACGGGATACATCGCCATGACAGTCTCATAAGTTGTGTTATCGTAAAACACCTGGCGTCCGGTCGAGTGCCAATTATACTTACATGCTGTTTTCATATATATCTCCTATTAGCTCCGGTTCTGCCAGATTTTAACGTAGTCAACCAGCATCGTTGCCTGTGCAGCGTCAGCAGTTTTAACGACTCCAAGGTATGGTTGGCACTTGCTGTTAGCTGCGCTCGACGCGTTGTTAAACGTAGTCGAGGCGGCTACCCTAACACCGTCAATATAAAACTTGATGTCGGTTTTTGTGGTCGCATCCACTCTGAAAATGTTATACGTTGATGCAACAGCGGTAACACCGGTATCAGCAGACGTATCGGTTACAGCGTCATCCTCTTCAGCGTTAATGGTTCCACCGGTCAGGATTTCAAAACCCATGCGATGAGCGTTACCACCAGTTACATGCGCAGAACCAACACCAAGCACACCGCGTGCAGCAGCGCCAGACGGTAAAACGGACATGGTAACCCTTGCCTCAAATATCAACCCCTGCGCCCAAGAAAATACCAACTGATCGTCAAAGTTAAGCTCAACGGTCTGAATCTCAGCCGTATTGTCAAGGTCAAGTTCAACCACACCGTTAACGGTATCGGCTTTAACCGCGCAAGTCGGAGAACCGGCAGCACTTACATCCTTATACACCCACTTGCAGCCAGACTCGTCAGACCCAAACGCCGGGATAACCAGATCGGCTCCCAGGAAATCGTCATAAAAATAAATCGGATACTGGGCGTGTATGGTTTCATACGTGGTATTGTCGTAAAATACCTGCCGTCCGGTTGAATGCCAATTGTACTTACATGATGTTTTACTCACAACTTACCTCCACTTGTTTTTCAAAGCACCCATAGGGGTAGAGATTAATCTATTTCAATCGCTCGCTCGATCTTCTTTTTTTTAGGTCTGCCAGGTTTTTTCTTCTTTGGTTTTTCTGGCTCGGCCTTTTCCTCTGTTTTCACTTCTGGCTCTTTTACGGGTTCCACGCGAGCACCAGTTCGTACCGGTTTCTTGAACACCGGCTCTTTTACTATACGTTGAGCCTTGCCAATACCCATCAGCCGCAATGCCAGTGTTCGCTCAATCTGTGCAACGTCTCCAGGTTTATAGTTATCAAATGACGATATAAACTTAACTGTTATCATTGGTATCCTCTTTTTCCTTCGGCATCAAATCTGGTTGATGGTATGTACGATATGCAGGATATAGCGGCTTTCCGTTGGTGAACTTAAAAACGGTCGGGTCAGCGTTCTCAAATGCGTATTCGATCCATCGTTTCCTTACATGGCGTTTTAGGTGCTCCGGCTGTTCCCGGATCATGTCGTCACCAACCACATAATAATTCACAAGCGCCTCAATGGTCTTTTGTTCGGGCGTGATAGCCCACTTCGCAGAATCGCCACAAGCGTGCTCAAACTCTGTGCATCCACGCTTCAGTAATAGCCACTTAGTGCGTCCATCATCGTCAACCTCGTCAAGCAATGTTGCCAGCAATGGGCGTTTTTTCATCTCATCATACGCCGCCTGGTAGCACTCGCGCCCCTCTTCGAGGCTCTCGTTGTACCAATACCCGCCATAATGCCCGAATACACGGTCCCTGAGTTCAAGACCGCACTTGCTTGGCCGGTTCATCTCGCACATCATGCGCTCAACTTCAAACAACTGCTCGACCGTCTGCGGCCTGACCACTACTTTCCAGCATTGATGACACTCGCTCGGCACCCACGGTTGACCGCTCTTGAGTGAAATCATGTTAAACATGATCTTGTGCCACCTGTAACAGTCAAATGGTCTGCCATCACTACGTACCGCAGGCTTGACATGCACCCACGGCGTATCGATTGCTTGAGATAGTGACCCGTCAATCTTACCGTCCTCGTCCCTCAACTTATAGTTAAACGTGTTGAACAGGTCGTGCAACATTTCGATAATATCAGTACCCGCCATGATATCGTATTGGCTTGCTCCGTCATCCATTATAAATTGCTCCTTTGGTTTGCGACCGGAGCATTGCCCCGGTCGCGTATTAATGGTTATTAGGTAATCGCTGTCGGGTTGCTCTGGTTCGCATAACGCGGTCCGGTCAGCAGACAGTCAACAGCCGCCAGACAAGCGTGCGTACCGGGCGTTGCAACTGAAATGGCAACATAGTCGGCATCATACGTCACTGACGTAGACGTAAACTGACCCATCTTTTCAGCATCGACATGCACGATAACGTACTTGTTGTCTGACGACTTGGTCAGATTGAACGTGCTGCTTGATACGCTCGTCTTTGCAAGCGTGTCACCGCTTGACGTTTTGTAATACTCGTTCAACGTCAGGGTGGTAGCAGCACTCGCACTGGTAATAGCAGCACTGTGAGTACCGCTCGCGTTGTCGGCAACCTTGAGCGTTACCGCCTGGTTACTTGTGGATGACATAGCACCCAGATTGATAATGAAATCAGCGTGCTTGTAGTTTTTCATGCTAATCCACTCGGTTGTGAAAGCAGCGCCGGTCTTATCGATAGGCCGCATCACAGGAACGAGTTTCGCTTCTTCTGTCAAAAACATTATATGTTCCTCCTTATATTTTTAAATTATGTACGATCTTCGATAGCCACAAAGTGAGACAGTGTATCGGTCCCCTTGTAGGGCGTAATGGCAGAAGCCAGGACCGGTTGCCCATCTGTACGCAGCACAAACCGGAAGCAGCTTTCATCATATACGAAGCGAACATGTATGCTAACGTCCTTTTTCAGACCGCCCTTATCGATCATCATGTACTGGCTAAGATCGGCCAGAATAATGTCACCGGAGTCACCCAGGGTCTGGCACTGCTCAATGGGCAGAACCGCACGACCATAAAGGGTGCTATAAGGTGAAGCACTCGCGCCACCCGCGGGCAGGTAAACAGGA